AAGGATTTAGTGCTAAGAAAGTTTCTAAAAACGTTAAGAAAAAATAATGTCTAATGGCTACTTCAGGAACTACAACATTCGATCTAGACATAGATGATATTATTGAAGAAGCCTATGAACGTTGTGGGGTTAGAACTAACAGCGGATACAATATAAAATCAGCAAGAAGAAGTTTAAACATTTTATTTTCTGAATGGGGAAATAGAGGAGTTCATCTTTGGAAAGTTGTTCTTAAAGAACAGTTACTTACTGCTGGTGTATCAACTTATAATACACCTCAAGATTGTAGTGACGTATTAGAAGCTTATGTTTCAACTGCTCAAACTATAACTCAAACAACAAACGATATTTCATTAGATAAAATAGATAGATCTGCTTATGCAGCTCTTCCTAATAAAGGACAACAAGGACAACCTTCACAATACTATGTGGATCGTCAAACTAATCCAAAAATAAGTTTATATTTAACACCAGATTGTGCTCAATACATTTATTTAAAGTATTATTACATTAGTAGGATTCAAGATGCGGGTGATTATAATGATCAAGCTAATGTTCCTTATAGATTTCTACCATGTATGATATCTGGACTTGCATATTATCTAGGACAAAAATTTTCTCCAGATAGAGTGCAAGGATTAAAACTAATATACGAGGATGAGTTACAAAGAGCTTTAGAAGAAGATTCTCAAAGAACAAGTTCTTTTATTTCACCTTATTCTTACTTTGGAGATGGAGTTTAATGGCATTCGCAAGAGGTAAAAGATCATTATCTATTTCTGATAGATCAGGAATGCAATTTCCATACGTGGAAATGAAGAGAGAGTGGAATGGTTCTTTTGTTCATTATACTGAATACGAACCAAAACAACCTCAATTAGATCCAAGACATCATAAAGCAGATCCACAAGGACTTAAAAACGCTAGAGCAGATACTGTTCCTGGTGGAGGATGTTTAGTAGAATTAGATTTATATTTTTGGCCTGGACAATTTTTATCTAATGGAATGCAACCTGGAATAAGTGGAGATACTATTAATTCAAAAAGATCAGCTTACAGTGCAGTTGGAAATGTAACTATTATTATAACATGACATACGCAGAATTAGTACAAAAGATTAGAGATTACACAGAAGTAGGTTCAGAAGTCTTAACTTCTACTATTGTAAATGGTTTTATTAGAGATTCTGAATTTAAAATATTTAGAAACACAGATGCAGATTATTCTAGAGAATATGCAACTTCATCATTTACAGCTGGTAATAAATATTTAACTTTACCTAATACAAACCAATCTTCTGGCTCAACTACTACAAGAGTTGCTTTAATAGTTCGTTCTGTGGTTGTTACAAATAGTTCTTCTGTTCAAGTAGCATTAGAACCTAGAGATGATACATTTATAACTGAATATAATGCATCAGGTTTAACAGGATTTCCAAAATATTATGCAACTTTTAGAGAAAATGCTATTGAAGTAGCCCCTACACCAGATTCAACTTATGTCGTAACTTTAGACTATGTTTATACACCAGATGGTCTAAGTGCCACGAATACTGAAACTTATATAAGTATTAATGCACCAGAACTATTATTATATGCGTGTTTAGTTGAAGCTTTTGCATATCTTAAAGGTCCGATGGATATGTACAAATTGTATCAAGAGAAGTATAATGAAGCATTACAAGGATTTGCGTTGGAACAAACAGGTAGAAGACGCAGAGACGAATTTCAGGATGGAGTGTTACGAATTAAAGTACCATCGCCATCCCCATAACAACTATAAGGAGTACAATATATGGCAATATCACAAGCAGTATGTAATTCATTTAAAACAGAACTTTTAGGTGCAGTACATGATTTCGATTCAGGTTCTGGACAAGTTTTTAAACTTGCACTTTTCCAATCAAACGCAACTTTAGATCAAAACACAACAGTATTTACATCAACAAATGAAGCATCAACTGGTGGACAATATACAACAGGTGGTGGAATACTCGCTGGACAACAAGTATCATTAGATACAAGTACAGCGATCATTACATTTTCTGATTTATCATTTACAGGTGTAACATTAACAGCAGATGGTGCATTAATTTATAATACATCAGCTTCTAATAAAGCTGTATGTGTTTTAAGTTTTGGCGGAGATAAAACAGCAACATCTGGAACATTTACAATTTTGTTTCCAGCGTTTACAGCAGCAAATGCAATATTAAGAATAGCTTAAAGGTGGTTTCATGGCGTTCGTTATTAACGATAGAGTCAAGGAAACTACAAGCACAATTGGAACAAGCACAGTTACATTAAGTGGTGCACAGTTAGGCTTTCAAAGTTTTATTGATGGTGTAGGAGCAGGTAATTCAACTTACTACACTATTGCTTTAGGCAATCAGTGGGAAGTGGGTATTGGCTCTTTAACGAACGCTACAACTTTTACAAGAGATTCAGTTATCTCTAGTTCAAACACAAGTAATTTAGTAAATTTTTCATCAGGAATAAAAGATATATTTTGTGCACTACCTGCAACATATACTCCATCTCCTGTAATGGAAGCACAAAAATTTGTAAACACACACTCTACATCAATTACTGAAATTCAAACAATAGAATCAGGAGTACTTGCAGGTCCAGTGACTTTGACAAGTGCTTTAACTGTAACAGGAACTTTGGTAGTAATATAATATGTCTAAAATAGAAGTAAATCAAATAGCATCTCAAATAGGAGGAGTATTAACTATTGGTGCTTCTGGAGACACGGTTTCTTTAGCTGCAGGAGCTTCTCAATCAGGTTTTGGAAGATCAGGAACAGTAGATTGGGATACAACTAAAAAAACAACAGGGTTTACAGCTGTTAATGGTGTAGGATATTTTTGTGATACAACAAGTGCCGCTTTTACAGTAACATTACCCGCAACACCAAGTGCTGGAGATATAGTTGCTCTTTCAGATTATACAGGAACGTGGACAACAAATAATGTAACCGTTGGAAGAAACAGTTCTAATATTAATGGAGCTGCTTCAGATTTATTATTAAATGGAAATAACACTACAGCAACTTTAATTTATGTAGATGCAACAGAAGGATGGAGAGTAATTGATACTGGATCATTGTCTGAAGTTAATGTTCAATTGTTTGTTACAGCAACAGGTGGAACAATTACAACTTGTGGTGATTTTAAAATTCATACCTTTACAGGGCCAGGTTCCTTTGTAGTTTCTTGTGGTGGTAACCCTTTGGGATCTACTGAAGTAGATTATTTAGTAGTAGCTGGTGGTGGTGGTACTGGAAACGGTGGCGGTGGAGCAGGTGGATATAGAACTTCATTTCCAGGTGGAACAAAAATTTCTACACCAGCAACAACATATCCAATTACAGTTGGAGGAGGAGGTACTGCATCTCCTGGTTATACTAATGGATCACCTTCTATATTTTCAACAATTACATCAGCAGGTGGTGGACATGCTGGACTTTCTTGTACAGCAAATGGAAATCCAGGTGGATCTGGAGGAGGTGGATCTGGACTTAATAATCTTACAGCAGGAACAGGAAACACTCCACCAGTTAGTCCACCACAAGGAAATAATGGAGGGGCAGGAATAGTTGGTACAAGTGGAAATAGACCTGGTGGAGGTGGAGGTGGAGCAGGTGCAGTAGGTACTGCTGGAACACCTGGTCAAGGTGGGCCAGGAGGAGCAGGATCAGCAAATAGTATTACAGGTAGTTCAGTAACTTATGCGGGAGGTGGTGGAGGAGGAACTTTTTCTCAAGCTGGAACTGGTGGAACTGGAGGAGTAGGAGGAGGAGGAACTGGTGGATCAGCAGGTGGAGCAGGTACAGCAGGTACAGTTAACACAGGTGGAGGAGGAGGTGGAAATTCAACAGCTGGTGGCTCAGGAATCGTGGTTATTAGGTACAAATTTCAATAGATAATTATGGCAGGAATATTAAAAGTAGATACAATACAAAACGCAAATGCAGATAATATTATTACTCAAACTAATAGTACAACATTAACTATTGGTGCTTCTGGTGATACTGTTACTTTAGCAGCTGGTGCAACATCCAGTGGTTTTGGTGCTACATACAACGGTGCAGTAAACTGGGACACGACTGCTAAAACTACAACAGTAACAGCAGCGTCAGGTGTAGGTTATTTTATTAATACAACAAGCGGAGCAGTTACAGTAAATTTACCAGCTGGATCTGCTGGTTCAATAGTAGCTTTAGCTGATTATGCAGGAACTTGGCAAACAAATAATGTTACGGTTAATGCAAATGGATCAGAAAAAATTGGAGGAACCGCAGCTCCAGCAACTTTAAATACAAAAGGACAAACAGTTACTTTTGTTTATGTAGATTCAACAAGAGGTTGGATTAATACTGGAGATGCAACTTTTATTGAAGGAGCTGCTTATGTAGCAGCAACAGGCGGAACAATTACAACTTGTGGTGATTATAAAATTCATTCTTTTACAGGACCAGGAACTTTTACAGTAACTTATGCTGGAACTCCAGTAGGCTCTAATTCAGTAGAATATTTAGTAGTAGCAGGTGGAGGTGGTGCTGGTACTTATTATTCTGGTGGAGGTGGTGCTGGTGGTTTTAGACAAAATTTTCCAAGTCCAGCTGTTGCAGGATTACCAGTTACAGCACAAGCTTATCCAATTACAGTTGGAGCAGGAGGAGCTGGAGTACCTGGTCCTAGTAGCCCTCCTGGTTCTTTAGGTAATTCTGGTAATCCTTCAATTTTTTCAACTATTACAAGTACTGGTGGTGGTGGAGGAGGATCTAGAAACACAGGAGGTTCTGGTGGTTCAGGTGGGGGTGGTGGTAATGGTAGTACACCTGGTGGGTCAGGAAATACACCTCCCGTAAGTCCTTCACAAGGAAATAATGGAGGCAATGGTAATGGAACTGGAGGAGTAACAAATATAGCTGGTGGAGGTGGAGGTGGTGCTGGAGCTGCTGGAACTAATGGAGTTTTCTCAAGTGTTAAAGGAGTAGGAGGTGCAGGAACAGCAACTTCAATATCAGGTTCATCAGTAACTTATGCTGGTGGTGGAGGTGGTGCATTTAGTAGTTCACCTCTATGTAGAACTGCTGGTGGAGTGGGAGGTGGAGGCCCTGCAGGAAATAATAGCCCATCTGTAACTGGAGATGCTGGAACAGCTAATACAGGCGGTGGAGCTGGTGGTGGTGGAGAAAATTCTAATGGAACAGCTGCAGCTGGTGGATCGGGCATAGTTATAATAAGATACAAATTCCAATAAAATAAAATTATGAGTGAAATAAAAGTAAATAAAATTAGTCCTAAACAAACATGTACTCAATTAACATTGGGCGACAGTGGAGATACAATTATCATTCCAGCTGGTGCAACGATCACGAATAACGGTACAGCTACTGGATTTGGAAGAACAGGAACAGTTAATTGGGATACAACTCCTAAGACTACAAACTTTACAGCGGTAAGTGGCAATGGATATTTTGTAGATACTAATACTACAGCTATTACAGTTACATTACCTTCAACTCCAGCTGCAGGAGATATCGTAGCGATAGCGGATTATGCAAACACAGCAGCAATTAATAATATTACGGTTGGTAGAAATAGTTCTCCTATTGATGGTAGTGCTGTAGATGCAAAAATTAAAATTAATGGTCAAGTTTATACATTAGTATATGTAGATTCAACAGAAGGTTGGAAAACAGTAGGTCAAACATTTAATCAAATTTCAACTGCAGAATTTGTAGCAGCAACAGGCGGAACAATAACAACTTCTGGTGATTACAAAATTCATTCTTTTACAGGACCTGGTACTTTTACAGTAACTAATGCTGGTAATCCTGCAGGTTCAACAACGGTCGATTATTTAGTAGTAGCAGGTGGAGCTGGTGGTGGCTGGGGTGGTGGAAATGGTGGAGGTGGTGGAGCTGGAGGATATCGTCAAAATTTTCCAAGTCCAGCAATAGCAGGTTTACCAGTTACAGCACAAGCTTATCCAATAACAGTAGGTGCTGGAGGAGCGGGCGGTACAGGCCCTACTGCACCAGGTTCTTCAGGAGCTAATTCAATATTTTCAACTATTACATCTGCTGGAGGTGGTGGAGGTGGTAGTGATGACAACCATCCTACTGGAAAATTAGGAGGAGCTGGAGGTTCTGGTGGAGGTTCTGGAGGTGGAGGTGGTGCTCCTGCTCCACAGGCAGGAGGTGCAGGAAATACTCCGCCAACAAGTCCACCTCAAGGAAGTCCTGGGGGTACAGTTAATTCTCCTGGTACTATTGGAGGTGCAGGTGGTGGAGGTCATGCTGCTGCTGGTGCAAGTATTCCAGGAGGTACTGCAAATGGAGGTGCGGGTGGAGCAGGATCTCCATTATCAATAACAGGTTCCCCTGTTTTTTACGCTGGAGGAGGTGGAGGAGGTGCTGATGCAGGTGGAACAGGTGGTTCTGGTGGAAATGGTGGTGGTGGAAATGGTGGTAGTAATAATTCAAGTTCAGGAATGACAGCAGGAACAACTAATACTGGTGGAGGTGGAGGTGGAAATGGTCAAGCTGCTGCTGGTGCAGCTGGCGGCTCAGGAATAGTAATTATTAGATATAAATTCCAATAAAAACTATGGATTTACAATTAACAAAAATTAAATTATAATAGGAGACAATCATGGCACATTTTGCAAAATTAGGAGCTAACGGAAAAGTTATAGCAGTATTAACACTAAATAATAGTGATATGATTAATGCTTCTGGAGTTGAAGACGAAACAGTTGGTCAACAATATTTAGAATTACATAATAACTGGCCAGCTCAAATGTGGATTCAAACATCTTACAATACATCAGGTGGACAACATAAAAGTGGTGGAACACCTTTTAGAGGAAATTACGCAGGTATTGGTTATACTTGGGATGAAGATGATCAAATATTTTGGCCAAAGAAACCTTTTACTTCATGGGTAAAACATATTCCAACAGCATCTTGGAAATCACCAATTGGTGATGCACCAGCATTAACTGAAGAACAAACTGCTCAAAATACAGCTAATACTCATAGATGGGGTTATAACTGGAATGAAGCAAATCAGTCTTGGGATTTAGTTGATTCTAAAGTTTCTTAATTATTGACATCTAATTAAACAATATATATCTATTGCATACGGCGTTATGCACAAGAAAATATTATCTCAAATAGACCTACATTTTGGTCAAGTAGAAATGCCTAAAGGTTTTGAAATAGACCGAGAAAAATTAGGTGCAGATATTTTATCATCTACTATTTATAATAGGGAATTTCCATTCTCTAGATCTTGGGATATGTTACAAACATATTTAAGAGAGCATATAAATTTAGAATATGGTTTTACATTAGTTCATAAAAAAACAATTGGTAATATTTATAAACCAAGACAACATTCACATTCTTTACTACAACTAGACCCTGTAGATTTAAGACATTCACCAGACTATGTAATGTTATATGGAGTAAACATTGGTAAAAATTCTTGCAAAGTATTTATAGAATATGATGATAATAGAAGAAAAGGAAGAAGTTGGGAATTACCTTTAAACAATAATGATTTTGTAATGTTCCCATCTACACAAAGATATCATATAACTGCTAATGAATCAGAACAATTAAATTTTATATTAACTACGACTTATGAATTTATCTAATTATTATTGGTATTTTAAATCAGCAATACCACCAAAAATTTGTGATGATATTATTAAATATGGATTACAACATCAAGAAGATTTAGCTATTACTGGTGGACTTGGTTCTAATAGAGATTTAAAGAAAAACCCATTAAAGGAAGAAGAAGTTGTAGATTTAAAAAAGAAAAGAAATTCTAATATTGTTTGGTTAAATGATAAATGGATTTATAAAGAAATACACCCGTACGTGCACGAGGCAAATAAATTAGCGGGTTGGAATTTTGATTGGGATTTTTCTGAATCATGTCAATTTACTAAATATAAATTAAATCAGTACTATGATTGGCATTGTGATTCTTGGGATAAACCTTATGATAAACCCGATGATCCAAACTCACATGGTAAAATTAGAAAGTTATCTATGACTTGTCAATTAACAGATGGTAGTGAATATCAAGGAGGTGAACTACAATTTGATTGTAGAAATTATGATCCTCACATGCGTGATGAAGATAAACATTTATTAACTGTAAAAGAAATATTACCTAAAGGCTCGATAGTAGTATTTCCAAGTTTTGTGTGGCATCGAGTCCAACCTGTAACAAGAGGAACTAGATATTCATTGGTAGTATGGCACCTTGGATATCCTTTTAAATAATATGTTTATAAACGAGTATTTTAAAACACCAATCTGGATGGAAGATAAACCAGAATTTATAAAGTCGCTTACTAAAGCAACTGACAAATATATTAAAGAATCTAGAGCTTTAAGAAAAACAGATATTAAAAAGAATGGTGATTTTGGTACTTCGTATCATTCAACACCTTTAACTGCAGATACTAAGTTTAGAGATTTTCATAATTATGTTGGTCAAAAAGCATGGGAGTTTTTAGATTGGCAAGGATTTGCTATGCAAGAATATACTACTTTCTTTTCTGAAAGTTGGGTACAAGAATTTGCTAAAAATGGTGGTGGTCATCATTCTGCTCATATTCACCATAATCAACATGTAGGTGGATTTTATTTTCTTAAAGCAAGTGAGAATACTTCTTATCCAATATTTCATGAACCGAGAACAGGGGCACGTTGTACTAAATTAAAACTTAAAAAACCAGATGCAATTACACATGGTACAGAACTTATACACTTTAAAGTAAAACCTGGAACACTTATATTCTTTCCAGGATATATGGAACATGAATATGCAGTAGATCATGGTAAAGAACCATTTAGGTTTATTCATTTTAACATTCAAGCAGTTCCTAAAGAAATGGCAAAGGTAAATGTCTAAATATAATTTTAAAAAAGATAGATTTACTGTAATTGAAAAAGCAATAGATCCTAAAATTGCAAACTTTATTTACAACTACTTTTTAATGAAAAGACAAGTTGCAAGAACAATGTTTGATGAGAGATATATATCTCCATTTACTACAGAGTTTGGTGTTTGGAATGATGATCAAGTTCCTAATACGTATTCTCATTATTCAGATATTGCTATGGAAACTTTATTATTGTTAGTTCAACCTATTATGGAAAAACAAACAGGAATAAAATTAATTCCAACTTATTCATATGCAAGAATTTATAAAAAAGGAGATATCCTACATCGTCATAAAGATAGATTTAGTTGTGAAATATCTACAACATTAAATCTAGGTGGAGATTCATGGCCAATCTATATTGAACCAAATCCTAAAATGGGTGGGGTTATAGAAGGTAAAGGTTATATTTCTAATAACACTAAAGGTATTAAAGTAAATTTAAAACCTGGTGACATGTTAGTTTATAGAGGTAATTTATTAGAGCATTGGCGAGAAGAATTTGATGGAAAAGATTGTGGCCAAGTATTTTTACATTACAATAATGCTGCAACTAAAGGTGCAAAAGACAATATTTTTGATAAAAGAAAACATCTAGGTCTTCCGAGCTGGTTTAAGAAATGATATAATTCTATATTGGGAGGGGTCTTCCGCCTACACACCAACCCTTCCCATTATAGGATTATTATATGTTTTTTGGAGCAACAGCCTTTGCAGAAGCACCTTTTTCATCAGAAGGCATTATAAATCAATCAGTTGAAGTCACAGGTCTTCAGTTACAAGCTAACGTCTCAACTGTTGCTATATCCTTAGGTATAGATGTTAATGTAACTACAAATTTATTACAAACTGAAGTTACAAGCGTAGTTATAACTGCAGATGCTAATGAAAATTTAACAACTAATTTATTACAAACTGCTTTAGGTAATGAGACTATTACCACAGATCAAAACATTAGTGTAACAACTAATATATTACAATTTGAAATTGATAGTGTTTCGATCATTGCAGGGGCAAATGCCTTTATTGCTGCAGGTGCAGAACAAGAACTTCAAACTGCAGTTAATAGTGTAACTATAGATATACCAGTTACAGTAACTTTAGTTGGTTCATCATTTAATATATTTTTAACTAGTGTAGATGCTCAAGCAGTAACTATTGCTACATTATCTACAAATTTAATTCAATCAAATGTTTCTAACGTAGTTATTACAGCAGATGCTAATATAAATTTATCTACTAATTTAATTCAAACTGCTTTAGGTAATGAAGCTATTACAGCAGATGCTAATGTAAATTTAACAACTAATTTAATTCAAACTGCTTTAGGTAATGAGTCGGTTGTTGTGGATACTGACGTATTATTAACTACTAATTTAATACAATCTAATTCAGGTTCAGTAGTTATAGGTATTGGAGTTCCTGTAACAGGGGTTCAAATGCAAATGTCTACAAAAACACCTGTAGTCGTAGCATGGGCCGTGATTCCTACTAACGTAACTAATGCTTGGGTAACCGTAAGTACTAATACAATTAATACTTGGGCAACTATAAGCACCAATACAACTAACACTTGGGCAGTGGTTGATATTGCAGCTTAACACTTATATAATAGCTTAATTATGGCATCATCCTATTCTACAGACCTCAAACTAGAATTAATGGTAACGGGTGAAAACTCGGGTACTTGGGGAGATAAAACCAATACTAATTTAAATCTAATACAACAAGCAATTGCTGGTTTTGAATCTATTGCAATCACGTCTACTAATACTACTCTAGCAATGACGGATGCAACTATTTCCAACGCTAGAAATGCAGTATTAAAATTTACAGGAACTATTACAGCAAACTGCACAGTGTTTGTTGCATCAGGAATTGAAAAAACTTATATCTTAGAAAATGGTACTACAGGAAACTTTACCCTTGCTTTAAATCAAGTAGGTGGAGCTTCTGTCATTTTTGCAGGAACAGATAAGTCTAATAAATTAGTTTATTTAGATGGAACCAATGCAGTAGATTTAGGTTTGGTTAATCTAACAGGAACTCAAACTTTAACTAATAAAACTTTAACTTCACCAACAATTACTGATCCAATTATCAATGAAATTAATGATTCTAATGGTAATGAAGAAATTATATTTACAGCAACTGGATCTGCAGTCAACGAATTAACAATTGCAAATGCTGCAACAGGAAATAATCCAAATATAACAGCTTCAGGAGACGATGCAAACATTGGTATTAATTTAACTCCTAAAGGTGTAGGTGAAATTACATTTAATGGTACAGGTAAAATTCAACAAGTTTTAGAAAAAGTAACTGTAACTAATACTGCAACTACAGGAACTGTTACTTATGATCTTTTAGAGCAAGCAGTGTTATATCATACAGGAAATGCTGCAGGACAATTTACACTTAATTTTAGAGGAAGTAATTCTACTGCATTAAATACAATGATAGCAACAGGTGAATCAGGAACCGCTGCATTTTTAAATACTAATGCTACTACTGCTTATTATACAACTTTTGTAACTATAGATGGAACTTCAACAAATGTTTCAACAAAATGGCAAGGAGGAACAACTCCTTCTTCTGGTAATGCATCTTCTATTGATACTTATACTTTTACCATTGTTAAAACAGCATCATCTACTTATACAGTATTAGCATCTCAATCACAATTTAAGTAATATGTCTGTAATTACTACTTTTGGAGGAATGTCTGCAAGAGGATTTGGTTTTTCAGGTGGACTTCTTCGTCCCGCAACTTCTTTTATAACAGTTACCGCAAGTACAACAACCAATGTTGTTCCATTAGGTTATAACGCAGTTCATATTCAAGCGGCTGTAGGTGGAGGTGGAGGTGGAGTTAGAGGAGCAGATTATGATAAAGCTGGAGGAGAATCATCGGGAGGTGGAGGAGGATCAGGTGGTTATATATCAGATAAAATATTTACAGTTGTAGGAGGAGAAACTTTAACATTTGTTGCAGGAGGTGGAGGAGCTGCTGGTAATTCAGGTAGTATGTATAATATTTCATCTTCTCCTGGAGCAAATACTACTTTATCGGGTTCAACAACTGGAAGTATATTTACATTAACAGGAGGTGGATTAGCTAGTGGAACAGGAGGTGGAGTTCAGGGGCCCCTTAGATCTAATACATCAGGAAGTGCAGGCACTAGTACGCTATCTGGATCAGCAATTACATCAGGTGTATTTAAAAATCAATCAGGTATTGTTGTAAGTGTTACCACAAATACATCAGGACCTGTTGGGACATTTAACCAATCAGGTAGTGGAGCTGTTGGTCAAAATTTAGGTAATTGTGGTGGAGATAACTGTCAAATAAATGGTTCAGTAGGGGGAGCATCCTATGCGGGTACCGTTGTAGGAGGAGCTGGTGCTCCAAGCACAGGAAATAATGCAACTCCAGGAACAAGAGGATCTGGGGGTGGAGGTGGAGCTTCTTATACACAATCGACAGGTCAAGGGTTTTCAACCTCAGGTGCTAATGGAGGATCGGGTGAAATTATATTTAGATTCCTACAAGTAAAACAATAATTGACTTTATTTAAATAAAGTATATTCATTAATAATGAGCGATATATCCAAGTGGTTTGGTAAAGCTATTTATATTACAGCTTTAGATAATTTTGAAGAAATAAACAAAGACATTGTTCCTTTAATTAATTCTGAAGTAGTACCGACCAACAGTCAGTATGCACGGACCACGGATATTAAACCAAATGAACTACAATCTATTGATGATGGTATTCATCATGATGAAAGATTTAAAAAGCTATTTGATGCAATTCAACCAAAGATAATTGAAGCATTAGATATGCAACATATTAATCTAGATTTATTAGAAATTTATATTACTAAAGCTTGGACGACTTATACAATTAAAGAACAGTATATTCATTCACATAGACATATGTCTTCTCATTATAGTTTTGTTTATTATCCTTATGCAGAAGATCAAGGTGATTTAGTATTTTTAGATGATGAAGTATCTAAGACTGGTTTAAATATTCCAGTAAGAAAAGAATACTTTAAGAAGTTTACAGAAGTAAATTATTCAAGTGCAATCTATCCAGCTAAAACAGGAAACTTAATTATATTTCCAAGTATGCTATTTCATGAAACTCAACAAAACACTACTGATAAACCTAGAATATCAATATCAGGGGATATTATGCTTACAATGAAACCAAATATTAAATCAGAGCATAATATACCAAGCCCTACAACGTGGAAGAAATTAAGCTCTTAATTTACTGGTTGAGTTTTATAGTGTAAAATACCAGTAATATGCCACTGAAAAAGATACCATTACCTCCAGGCTTTGATAAGAATGATACAGCATCACAAGCTGAAGGACGCTGGATTGATGGAGACAATGTTCGTTTTCAATATGGATCACCTGAAAAAATAGGAGGTTGGAGACAGATTAGTAATAATATTTTAGTAGGAGCAGGTAGAGATATACATTCATTTTTTGATTTAACAGGAAGACGTTATCTAGTAATTGGTACAAATAAAGTTTTATATGTTTTATTTGATAATGAGTTTTATGATATTACTCCACTTAAAGCAGCTTTAACAGGATGTACTTATACTTCTACAACAGGATCTTTTACTGTAACTATTAATAAAAGTTCACACAATCTTGAAGTTGGAGACTTACTTATATTTTCATCAGTAACAACACCTGGACCAACTACAACAAGTTTTACTGATGCTGATTTTGAAACAAATGTTTTTGAAGTTCAAACAGTACCAAATGCAAATACTTTTACAGTAACTATGCCTGTAGCAGAGGCAGGCACAGGAGTTACAGCAGCTGGAACAATTACAACAGATCCTTATGAAACAGTTGGACCTATAGCTTCTACCTTTGGTTATGGATGGGGTGCTGGTACGTGGAACTTGTCTACTTGGGGAACACCAAGAACAGCTTCTAATACAATCATTGATGCAGGATCATGGTCCTTGGATAACTTTGGAGAATTATTAATAGCAACTATTAAAGATGGAAAAACTTTTGAATGGGATCCAAATGCAGGGGCAGGTGTTACATCACGTGCAACTGTTATAGCAGGTAATCCTACGGCAACTGTATTAACAAGAGTATCGGATCGAGACAGACATTTAATTCATTTTGGAACTGAAACTACAATTGGAAGTGCATCTTCTCAAGATCCTATGTTTATTCGTTTTTCTGATCAAGAAGATATTGAAGTTTATGAACCAACATCAACCAACACTGCTGGTACATTTAGATTAGATAATGGTAGTAAAATTGTAGCAGCAATAAAAGGTAAAGATTACATGTTAGTTCTTACAGATGAGGCAGCTTATACTATGCAGTTCGTTGGACCTCCTTTTACATTCAGTATTAGACAAGTTGGATCTAACTGTGGATGTATTGGTCAACATGCAGCAGTCTTCGTAGACGGAGCTGTATATTGGATGGGAGATTCTGGAAACTTCTTTGTATTTGATGGAACAGTTAAAACATTACCTTCTTCAGTTGAAAACTTTGTATTTACCACTACAGGAGATGCTTTAGGTCTTAACTTTACAAATGGTGAATTAATATTTGCAGGTCATAATAGTTTATTTACAGAAATAAGTTGGTTTTATCCACAATCAAATGTTGTACAAAATAATAGAGTAGTAACTTATAATTATGAATTACAATCTTGGGTAACAGGTACACTTTCAAGAACAACTTATGAAGATTCTCATGTATTAGAAAATCCAACAGCAAGTCGTTATATAGATACTTTAACTCCAACTATACCTATAATAAATGGCGTAAGTAATAGTGGTAGTTATGTATTTGAACACGAAGTTGGAGTAAATGAAGTTATTAATTTAACAAGCGTTACGACTACAAATATAGCAATATCTGCATTTGTAAAATCAGGAGATTTTGATTTAGATATTGATGGAGATGGTGAATTCTTTATTAAGATAAGAAGATTTATTCCAGACTTTAAATATTTAGATGGAAATACTAAAGTAACATTATTCTTTAAAGCTTATCCAGCAGATACAACATCTGCACTTGGAGAAACAACCGTTGGCCCCTTTACAGTGACTTCAACAACAGATAAGATAGATACCCGTGCAAGAGGAAGACTTGCCGCAATTAAAATAGAAAACGATGCACTTGACGACAACTGGCGTTATGGGATATTTAGAGTAGATATTCAACCAGATGGCAGAGGCGGAAGTGCTCCACAAACATAATGACAGCAACATATAAATTTTACTATTATACAAAAGAAAATAATATTGAAAATCAAAAAGAATATATTTCTTCTTATAATATATTACAGGTTAGACCTTATTTTTTGACAGATACTTCTAATGTTACTGAAATATATAGAATAGACATACTAGCGGATCCAGATGGTTTAAACACAGATGAAGCTTTAGGATATAATTAATGGCTAAAATAAACGTATACATTCCAGAACCTCAAGAACCTTATACAGTTAATAACTTTAGACAGATTAACCAAACGTTAGAGACTTTACAAAATCAATTGAATACTTCATATCTTAATGAAATTAAGAATGAACAAGTACGATTTGAATGGTTTATTAGTTAATGGCAAATTTTTATAAAAATCAAGGTTTTGTTTTAGGAACAACTTTAACTACCATATTAACTATTAATACTAGTTCAGTTGGAATTGTTAAAAGTATTAGTGTAACAAATGAACATAATAATAATAATTTAGTAGAGATGTTTTTGCACGATGCTTCAGCAAGTACTAACTTTGAATTTTTTCATATAGATATGAGTTCTGATAGTACAGAACAAGCAGCGGGCCAAGTTTTAAATTTAGAAGCAGGAGATAGTATAAAAGCTCAAGCTGAAGTAAGTGGTGTTACTAAAGGTGTTATAAGTTATTTATTGATAGATAGATCACAGGAGAATGGCTAGAAAAGTAAGTAATGGATCAGGCTCTTTTATTAAGCGTACTAATAAAAAAAGACCTGGGAGACACAGTAAAAGTCCAAATAAAAGAAACGATCATAAAGAATATCGTGGACAAGGAAGACGATAATAGTGTATAAATAGCCATGCCAAATAAAACAGTAATTATTAATGGAGAAGAAGTTCCAGTTATTCCAGCTAAAGCTGAAGAGATAATTAAAAATAAAGAAACTGGACAGATTTATTCTAGTCTTGAAGAATTTAAGGCAGATGTTGCAAATCCTAATACCCCAACTAAAGAAGAACATTTACAGCAAGATCTAAAAATAACAGTTGCATCTTTACAGGTTTTTGGTAAAACCAAGGAATGAATCCTTACGGCGGCACCGAAATTCAATTAGAGTATTTACACAAATACGTAAATAAAGACCTTCTTAATAAAGTTCAAATCACAACTTCTGTTCCAGAAAAAACTCCTATTGTTATAGATAAGCCAAATATTCTTTGGATACATAATAGTTACGATCAACCTAATCTTATGCCTTGGTTTCAAAATAAATTAAACCACGGTAAGTATGATTGGTATGTTTTTAATTCACATTGGACATATGAAAAGTATAGATACTTTTTTAGTCTACCAACGGAGTTATGTTTAGTTATCAAAAATGGTTTTGATGATGATCTAATAATAAAAACAGATTTCAAACCTAAAGATAAAATAAAATTAGTTTATACTTCAACACCATGGCGTGGCTTAGATGTTTTACTTAATGCAATGGAGCAAATTAAAACAGATAAAGTAGAGTTAGATGTTTACTCAAGTACAGAGATTTATGGAGATCATTTTAAAAATAATAATGATAAACAATTTACAGATTTATATGCTAAAGCAAAATCAATGAAGAATGTAAATTATAAAGGTTATTTAAATCATAAAGAGTTAATGAAGATA